TCTTCATTTTGTGTATCATCATCGGATTTCCGTCTCTTGCAATGTGGAAACAGGGTAAAAAAAAATCTGTCTGCATCTTTAACCTGACCTCCTGAAATATAGTGAACACCTCTTTGCTTGTTGCGTTGTTCATTATGAACGGCTCATACCATTCAGGGTAGGCCGTTTCCTTTGCATGGCTGACTATGCATATAATCTTTACCATTTTGTCAATATGTTTCATTGCATCTATAACGCTCACATCTTTTTCAAGGCTCAAAAGTTCTTCCGGCAGTTCCTGCATGACTATGCCACAACGCGCAAGCGTACCCATTGAGGGCGGCTTGACATTGAATGATAGTTCTTTTTTATCCTTTAGGTTTTCGGGCAGCATTGACCCGTCCTGAACATCTATTGTGTACGTGCTGGGGTTTTGTATTACCGATTCAAGAAGTTTTTTAACGTCGCTCATTTTTTGGTTTTAAAAAAGCCCTACCAACTCAAAGGCAGATAGGGCTTTCACGATAGATACGAGATTATTTTTTATACTACTGCGATACTTCCATATGCGTATGGTGGGCCTTGAAGTCCAGCGGCGGATACCGGCGTATTGGCGGTTATCGTAACTTCAATAGCCGGAAGTCCGTCTTTAGTAATTGTGCCTTGATCTCTTGCTGAAACTTTGCCATAAGGGATTACAAAAACGCCTTTTTTGCCTTTTATTTCCTTGCCTTCCGTTCTAAGTGATAGGTGTATAGCTTCCTTAGTAACTGGCGCCATCCACATTCCCTCAAGTTCATCACCAACTACATCGTTTACCGAACCGCCCATCAATAGTATTCTTTGAGTAGGTGTGACTCCAAACAACCTAAGCACTACGCTCGTTGGGTCTGCCGTTGCATCTACAGTTAGATAGGCATCTTCTGCCTCGGTCGATATATTTGTTTCGTTNGNTTGTGANCCTTCAATTGTCACNGATGCAACTTCTACATCTGTAAATTCCGTAAGGNTGGATTTAGCGGGCATTACNCCGTCNCCNGGTTCTCCAAGTCCTACGTAAACAACCCCTAGCATGTTATTTTCTTTAGCCATTTTTTAAAGTGTTTGGTATTGAATTTTAATATTATAATATGTCATTAAATCCCTGTCTGGGTCTGCGAACATGCCCTTATCATCATCGATCTGAAAATAATAATTGCCATTTATCACATCTTCAAGAATTGGAATAATTATGTCCGTTAACTGCTTTAGTCTAAAAGTGTTGTAACGTCCTTCTGAAAGTTCCGGTACATAAATGTTTACATTCCCGTAACCGTTTTGTAAATACTTGTTTGGGTTGTTTATGAGTCCAATGGTAATGAACTCCCCCTGCTGTTTTAATGAGCCGTTGCCTATCGTTACCGGTGGTAATTCAGGTACATCCAGTATAGCGTACAATCCCGCCAATATGTCAAAACTTGATCGCACCGAATAGGTCTTTTAATGATTCCGAACTTGGCTCGCTGCCTGTTATTACGTCGTAGTTCTTACTTTCGACGGCTGCGGCGTAATTCATTCCCGCAACTCCTATCAGCACAAATCCTTTAGGGTGTTCTCTAGCGACTTCATTTGCTGCATCTATTCCTGCATTTTCTCCGTCCTGATTACCTCCTATGAATTCAGACTCAATATTCCTGCCGTTTTTTAAGATAATATATCCTATCGACGCCCTTAGATTACCGGTCCTATTCTCATAAGTGCCTCTAACTTTCGCATTTGTTATGAACTCTTCACCTGCATATTGCAGGGCTTCGATCATTTTGGATTCAGCTTCATCAACCCTTTGGTTTATGTGTTGCCTTACGGCTGCAATAGTAAACTTTGGGATTAATCCAGCCATATCTCGCAATGTGTTTGATAATTAAAAGCAGTTGATATTCCTATTGTTATTCCCAATTCTGAAACTGTCAATTTCTCACCGCTCAATTGCTCGGGGTTTTCGACCCTATCGCAGTAAAACTTTGCCGAATAATTAAGGTTTGCATTTGCCGGTGAAGGCTCATACCTGCCTTCTAAATCAATAGCGGTCAAAGTAGGTTGTGGGAATGGCCCGCTTCCTGGCGTTTCAATTGTTACGGTTGCATTATGTGGAAAACGGACTATCATAGGTTAATCGACCTTATCAGCGGTTGGCCAAAACTTTCATATCTTGGATCGCCCCACTTTTTATATATCGATTGTGCAAATGATCTCAAAGAACTTAGATCGTATTTTATTGATAGTTGCCCCTCCTTAAATTCAGGGATTAGCATCATTCTATAATATAGATCCGCTTCAACCAGTTCTACCTCTTTACCACCGTTATAAGTGGCGTTTGGGTCTAGCCCTCGCGCCACTATGATAGCGGTTTTTATGTTTGCCCCGATTTCCGGTACAATTTCATTAAGGTATTCGCTGTTTGTCATTTAGAACGTTTTAAACGCTTGCTACTAATTCAGCCTCAAACTTAGTAATACCGGCTTCCGATAGGCTATCGATTTTCTTAGCCAATGTAGCGTCTTTTTGAGATACCGTTGCGGGTGCTGTCTCGTCTGCTGCATTAATACCAGATACTACCGATGCTTTGGTGTAATTGGTTCCGTCATAAGTGTAAACTGCATCACCTTCTGTCTGAGCGTCTAGGCTTGCCGTTGCTTCCTCTGAATTTATGTAGAAAATAGATTCAACGTTCTGCAATACCGGAAATACAATCGCTTGTACTCCTGTGGCCTCGCTTACTGGATCGGTGCTGCCCCACTTACTTACCAATATATAATCATTGGCTTTCGTGTATTGAACACTTTGCACTGGGAACTCTTCCTCTGCAAGAGTAGAATAAACGAGGGAACCTAGATTAGTTCCGGTTGTAAGAACTACCATGTCTTTGGTCCATCCTTCGCTTACGGTTCGTTTGCCGTCTTTTTCATGTACAAAACTCCTATCTACAACGATAAGATTTAGCTTAAGGTTTCTAAGGAAAACAGCTTTTAACTGATCCTCGTCCATTGTTGGAACGCTTGCGCCTACAAAGTTTTGATTGAAGGCAAATTGACCTTTTAACTGATCGTTTCCGAAAAGGTTGTTAGCCGCGTCTGAGTTCATCCAAATACTGTTTGGGTACTCACCACTGGCTCTGGCTTGCTTTAGTACACGCTTAATGTCATTAAGTGGTTCTGACGCCGGGTCACTCCAATTGGTAGTTACTCCGAATTGATTTCCTTCCGGTATCTGGTAGTTTACACGTACTGCCGTGCCTACATTTTCAGAATCCTGAATAAGGGTTACGCCACTAGAAATTCCCAAAAGCAAAGCCTGTTCGATCTTTTCTTTTATACCAAAAATTCCACTTTCAGAATCTTGGAAAACTTTACGCGCAAGTTCTTTTTTACGCCCCGGTGTATTCCGTAGAATACGAAGGGTATTCATCTGCTTTTCGTTAAGCGTGAACTTCATACCCATTTTAGGTATCTCGCCCCCTGCGCTCTTAATAGATGCACGGGATTTGATAGGTAAAGGGGAATCAAAAGAAATTACGTCCGCGGTAACACGTGTAAAACCTCCACTAATGGAATTATACGTCATGTCAACGCTATATTCTGGCGTCAAGAGTGTTTCATGAAGATAGTTGGGCGCGTCCTTAGACCCGTTAACTTTCTCATACTGCGCCAATACAACGCCGGTCATGTACTCTTGAAGCAGGTCTGCAAAAATAGATTGTACAGCCATTAGTCTACTCGATTATAAACCCCAATAGTCTGCAAAGCATCTAGAGCGGCTTGATTGAATTTATATTTGACAACGTTGTTATTAATAGTTCCGTTTGTCATAACGCCGGTTGACGGTTTTGATGTTCTGGTAGTTGATCTAACAACTCCGTAAATCGTGTGTCCTGCGGGGATTGCTCCACCTACTGGTAAGGGCTTAAATTCGCCGGTTGCGGTTTCTTGGATAACGCCGTGGCCTTCAAAGATGAAAACATCCGTAAAACCGGTAACGTCAAGAACTGCACCGCCTTCTTTGCCATCAACATAATTTTTGATAGCGACCCCGTCGATGCCAGCGGAATACTCCGTTTGCTCTTCTTGGGTCAGGTCAAGTACTGCCATTTGATTTAGTGTTTAGTGTTAATTTTTACCCTACGATATCGGCAATCTCTTCTTTTGAAGGTTTGCGTTCTCCAGGGTTTCCGGGTTTTGGTAACCGGTTTGCGCCGTGATTTGGCCTTGTTGGGGTGTCCTCTGAATACTGCTTTTCAACAGTTTCCATTTGTGAGTCCATATCCTTTTCTGGGTCAAATACGCTTGCGTATATTTTTGGTATTCCCTTTTCCGTTAGCCGGGCGGTGAACGCTGTTTTTTTCTGCTCCAAAGTTTGGGTAATCTTTTCTTTTTCAAGATCGGAAAACTTATCCTGCATTGCTTGAAGCTGCTTTGTCAAGGCTTCGAGTGCTGGGTTCGTGCTTGGTGGGTCAGAAGGTGGCGTGTCGTCTTTCTCTTTGAAGTCGTACTTAGATTTAAGATTTTCCTCGCGTGTCTGTACGGCTTTTCCAAGTCGGCGATCATACTCGCTCTGAATGCTTGTATCTTTTAATGCTTCGTCTAAGGTGGTGGGAATGGTGAGGTCTTTGATGCCCTCGTAGTTTGTGGAAGTAATCCCGAAGGATTCTAGAGCCTTGGCGGTGTCCTCGTCGCCGAGTGCGATACCAAGTTTCTTTATAAATTCCTGTATTGTCATTTGTCCGTATTTTTACGTTACGTTCAAATATAAGCAGGGCAGTATATGTTTTTTAGGTAATTAAGGCGCGATTTGCGTAGATGCGCGGTTATTTTGTAGTATGTAACCTTGAAGTGTTCTGGAAGATATGCTAAGGGCTTGTGAAACTTCTATTATTGCGCGCTTGTTTGATATGCCGCTATTACGTTTTAGCTTGACAAAATTGGCCGCGCATTCTATTCTTTTCGATAATAGTTTTGGGTTTCGTTTCATTAGTTTTCCTTCATGTACCTTATTATTCGGTCTTTGGAAATGTGAAGATAGTAATTTGATAAATCGGAAACAAGCACCTCGTAGGGCGCTGAATGATTCTCAATGTACCAATTTATGAACTTTCGTTTTTCGTCTAAACAGTTAAACCCGCAATCCTTAAAGAAAAGGGCGCGGGTCTGTTCTATTGTGTCAAGTACTGTTTTGCTTATTGTCTGCATAAATACAAAAATAGGTAAAATTAATCTAAGTTAATGTTTCGTGTTTTAATTAGTAAGTAGGTTCAAACCCGTTATTAGTTGATTTAAAATTATCCTTAATGAAATAGGGCTGCGACTTTAACCCTTTTATCTTATCCGCATTTTGATCTAGGTAGTCCGTTGCGGCCTTTGGTGCAGATGTTATTAAGTGGCGTTTGTCAATATCCCCACCGCCTAAATATTCTTTGAACTTCTCGCGGGGTAAAAGTATTGAAGTGCTGATACACAGGCAATTAGGGTGGAAACCTACGAATTTAAACTCTTTTGGGTAAGTACCGACCATGTAATCACAGATATCAAAGATACGATGTGAACCGCTTAAACGTATCTCTTGCCCCATTATAAAGTTCATTTTTTTGCGGCGGTTGTAATCATTTGTGCGATAAGCTATGTTTATTTCGTTTCGGCTAAGTCTCAAAGCGTTCTGATAACTGGACCGGTAAACGCCCTGGCCGGGATTGTAGTTTGCGCCGGGCTTGCTTAATATAAGTTTGCCTTGATCGTTTCTTATACGTCTAAAACGTTTATCCGGTTGCTTTAGGTACTGCTTTAGGTCACGCGCCATATCTGCTGCGCTACGTCCGTTTAAAACGCCGCTTTGCAAAATAACGTTCATACTGTCCTCTGTCTGCTTAGTGAGGTTAAATACCCTACTGGATAGGCTAAGGCCGCCCCTTGCGCGTTTTAGGAAAGCAGCGGCCGCGCCTTGGTTAGTTGTAAGCAGCTTTGTTATTTCTGATTCCGGCACGTCCAGCCCTTTTGTGTAGTCCTTAATGAAGTCGTCATTGCAGGCGTTGGATAGGTTGAATCCCTCGTTTACTTGGTTTTCCAATAGGTTCTTAATATCACCGTTAAAAGAGGTAAGCGCCCTATCGAACTGCCTTTTCCTGATCTGGCTCATGTTACCGTTGTAGTTCTGGAATATTGAAGCAAACTGGCGCGTATATTCACCATAAAGCCTATCCAAATGCCATTGTTGGGAAGTTAGGAGGGATATTAATCTGTTTTCGCAAGGGTTGGCCATTTACTTTATTTTTTAGCTGATTTATATAGTTCTGATAATTCTGTTTCGCTTACTATGCTGTATATTTCAGTAGCAACCATTATACTCATAATCCCAAAAGCTTCCATTTGCCTTAAGCACTTTTTGGATAGGTTTTTATTTCCGTATTTAATGTGGCATTTACTTTCTACTGCTTTTACGCCTCCAATTGTAGGAAGTTTGTTCTCTATTTTCTCGGCCCATTTGCCATTGTAGTATACGAAAACGAAACCATTGTGGATTGAATTTGTAGATTCATCATAAAGGAGCGTTTCGCATATAATTG